CCGGTGGTTTATGTGGCTTAAAATATTAATCATAGATAGTATAAATGGCGGGTCGGGTTCAGATTGAAGCCTTGGGTCAGTTGACTAACTTTTTAACTGAAGATCCGTCATTCTCCTTTTTCACCAAAAGGTATAGTAAGTACACAAACTACGCAACAGAAAATTGTAAAATTTTGTTTCCGGGAGGTGTATTTACAGATGACTTGTTGGATGTAGCAATTCCCCAAAATTGTGGTGATATTTTACAAGAAGTTACACTTTCTTTTACAGTAGATCCAACAAATGTTGCGAGTCTGGGTTCAAACATTTCACCCATTGATGTATTTGGGATATCTACTATTGAATATGTGGAATTACGGGTAGGTGACCAATTAATAGACACAGTTACATCAGATGATATATTCATAGATAGAGAATTGAACATACCAGAATCTTACAGATCAAGTTTGGATGTAATACATGGAAAACACTTCCAGGGAAGTTCAGACCGTGAATTTTTACAGGAATTCTATGATGGTCAGTTTAGCACACAGGGGATAGATCCTTTTAGTACAGATGAATATAGAATTCAAATTCCATTCTACTTTCACAGACGCCCGGGACATGGCTTTCCTTTATGTGCAGTAACCAAACAAGAATTGTCTCTCCGTATAAAACTTCGACCCACAAACGACGTTCTATTTGTCTCACAAGAAAAATTTGGTCAAACTATATGGAATCCAAGAGAAAATAATCAAGTGACACAACCACTGGAGTTGAGTGATTTTAAGGTAAACTTGAGTGTTGTTCATTTGGACACAGTGGAGAGATGTATGCTTAAAAGTAAGCCACTGGATATCCTCTTTGAGCAACGTCAAAGAAATACATTTGAAATTGAACCACAATCAAAGTCAGGTAACTTGAGATTGGATTTTAAGAATTGTGTAAAGGAACTTTTCTTTATAGCCAAAAAAACCGGTAAATGGTCCGATGAATATGTATCTATTTTGGATCAACTGCGTGAGCTTGACAACTACACAGACGCTCAACAGACAACTCTTTTCATTCTTAAGTTGATTCCCGTGTGGAGTGGAGCCATAGGAAATGTATTAGATACACTTTACAGAGAAGACGATAATGACGTACGAGAAGAATTGATCAACGCCGTTCTCAATCTCTTTTATTGGGGAACAGATGATACTTATACCAGTGTTTTGGAACAACTTAAAACTTACTCTGGTGATATCAGCACTGAAGAAGCTAGGGTAGGTACAATCAAAACATACCTAAATAGTATTCCTGATACAATTCTTGGAATACAATTGGATGCAACTACCAAGTTGAATTCTCTTATCGGTGAAACAGATGAGGATGTACGATCAAATACTATAGATGCTCTTCTTGCCTACGATAATGTTTGGGGAACGGAACAGGAGAATACTTTAGATGATTTGAGAGAACCGGGAGACCCCAATGAGGGTCTACTCATATTTGGGTTGCGTATATATCTCACAACTGTCAGTTATTACCTGACAGGTCTATCACAACTTAAACCTGGAACAACTGAACAAGTTGCAACAGTTAATAAAGTTACAGAGATTTTAGATAACACAAAAGCTGAATATGACATTATAAAATTCGGTCTTAAGGCGGTACTTGATGATATACCCGGTAAAACAGCGTATACACGTAGTAGAATTGTGTATGCGGCAATAAAGTCTGGAACATTTACTCTTGGTGAAAAGAGAGCTATTTGGTCACAAACGCAATTAGATCAACTGAATAGTTTAACAGTAGATCCAGGTAGTAATGCGACCCTCATTGCAGAGCAGCGTGCAACTATAGATTCACTCATTGGATTTCTAGTTAGTTTAGATGATATAAATAGTTACATTACTGAACAATTAACTGCACTTGATGGCGAATTAAATTATGATACACGTGATGACATTATAAATAATCTAGTCAATCTAGTCAATTTTTACAAGAGTCCAACAAATAGACTTGATCTGGTTAATCCTAACCCTTTTTGGGGTGAAACAGAGTTGGGTCTTTTGGAAGAGTTGAGAGATTCGGATCTTGAATATGCTGGTACGGCAACTGAAGACACCTACATTTCAGACCTGACTACATACGCAAGTGGTGAAACTGTATCAGATTCACTTTTCGCGAAAGGTAGTATTGACGGTTTATTGGATGATATTGTGGCTGCAGCGGGAGATCAAGCGACGCGTGCAATTCTTGTAGCTGCTCTACTTGCATTTGATGTAATAGATGTAGAAGGTGTAGAAGACAGACCATATTGGGATGATGCCACAAGGGTTCTTATAAACGCACTAGACGATGACGCCACTTTACCCGCTGGGTATTTAACTACTCATATCCCGGCAATTCGCGTATATATGAATGCAGTTGTATATGGTTTGAGACTTATAATTGAAGGTCTGGTAGGCTCAACGGGTATAGAATATACCATAGATAGACTATTGACTGCGCTTGACGGTGAAACGGATCAATCAACGCGTGAAGATCTTGTGGATGGGTTACTCGCTATACCAAGTGTTTGGCGTCAAACAGAAGTAGATCTTTTGGAGGAATTGAAAGATGCAGGTACTCCACTCGGTGGTACGGCAACCGAAGACACCTACATCGCAGCACTTCGCGCACACTCAAATACAGAAGCGGATGATTTAGTTAACGTTGCAGCTGGTATAATACCTAAGGGTTTTCCCGGGGATACAGTCGAGGAACGAATCGCGAATGTGACGGTGTTGCGGCTACTTCCCTTATGGGAAGATACAACTATCAAACTTGTGAATAGTTGGTCATTTGGAAGTTCAGATACATCCACCCTAGTAAATTACCTATACGGAAAATTGGGTAGCATACCAATTCTTAAATTTAGGCTCAATGTCTTGAAGGCAGGTATAAATGGAATACTTGACACTTTACCAGCTACCGCGGCGGAACGTGATCCAATCATCACTGGTATATCCACTTTATATGCATGGAGCGACACACAATTTTACTTTTTGAATGCGTTGCGCACACCCTCGGCTTACGATCTTATTTACATAAATGCACTCAAGATTTCAACGGGATCACTTGATAGTTTAACAACCGATCCAGTGCTTCGTCCCATAGTTGTTGGCGGTCTCTTGGCAATTGAAAATTTTTGGAGTGCAGAACAAACTACATTAATAACTGCATTGTTCAACCCACTCGATGATGCAACCACTATACCCGCACTGAATGCACTTGTTACAAATGTACCCGTCATGACGGGATACACACAATTCGATCAAAACAATGTTATAGACGGAATAATTTCAGAAACTATATGGGGTGAGAAATATTTTGATTTGAATGACCTGCGACAAATTGAGCCAGGATTTGTGGGACAAAGTACGGTCATCTCAGATTTGGGTACATATATTAGTGGTTTAGATTCATCTCTAGATTACATTGTAGATGGTATAGATACTACACTTGGAAGTCTTCCAGGTACATATGTCGACCGAGAACCCATTATAAACAGTCTCTTGGCTTTAGAAAATATATGGGGAGCAAGTCAAATAGCAACTTTGGGGGCATTGAAGACTCCATCTGGTAGTGATGCGGCATACATAGCTGCACTAACGGGTTATATTGATGGTGTCATAAGTGTGTATGATACCGCTGTTGGATATTTAGCTACCACAAATACAATACTCGCTTCGGAAGTGGATACTCTCAAAGCATATACATTTTGGGGTGCTGATCAAGTGGCTGTGTTAAGTCAATTAGAAGACTTGGTTGATGAGAGAGGTCCAAGTGGTACCGTGACTGACTCGGAAGAATACTTTAAATATGTACTATCTTTGTATGTAAAAGGAATACGCTTTTATTGGAATCTTGTGGAAGAAGGTATATCTTCTACAGTGAGTACTACCATACCAGATGTAAGCGACTCAGTTGAAAGAGGTATCCTTGTGGGACTTCTTGTTGACGAAGACAACCCCCTCCTTGATTGGGGTGCCGACCAACTCACATTATTGAATGAGTTGCGCACAGTTGATTCCAAAAATCATAGTGACGCCGTTGATGCTATCACGGCTTACTTGGATACAGCATACCTCGCTATATATAATGCATCGGTACCATCGGGGTTACTGGTTGATATACAAATTCCCACCACCACCAGTGCAAATTTACAAGATACTGATCTAAAAAAGGCAATTTGGGGTGGATACTTCTATTACCTATTGGAAGATTTGCAAAATCCCGTCATTGCTACAGGTACAGAAGCTGGGATCATTGGTGAATTATCAAGGCATATACTTATTACATCTTCATCGGAAAGTAGAACAAACAATCTTAACTATTTGATAAGACAACTCTTGACGACATACCCAGAAACCATTTTCAATAAATGGGTACGAGCCAAAAAGAATGTTCCTCTCATGTACTCAAAACAAAAATGTGTCACACTTGAATGTGATGGTGTAAATATTTTAGATGAGACAACTGGCACAAATGTGTTTTTGTCTGCATCATTACCCAACTTGTATCACAAGAGGTCTCCCAATTTCAGAAACATCAATATGTACAGTTTTGCGTTGCACCCACAAGATTTACACCCATCTGGACACCTTAATTTTAGTACTATAAAAGATGCGAATGTTTATATGGAACTACAATACGATGGAGTGCACGGAACATTTGATTTCGATGACAACTATATCAGTTTGTTTGGTATTGATCCAATCTATTTTCCCAAGCAGGTTATAATCATAGCAAAAAGTTATAATATGATGATAATCAGGGATGGGGTAGCAAAAATTATTTTTTAGTAAAGAGCTTATCTTTGTTATCAGAGATGTATTCAATGATATTATTCTTAATACACCATTTGATGAAATTCAATTGAGCTAAGGTCGTTTGGATTTCATGAGATGTACCCGGCACTATGTAGGCAAACTTCTGAGATCTACAAAAGGGGTCAAACAATTGTTTACTGTATCCATTGAGGCTTGACTTGTAAGCACAATGTACCGTAAAAAGTTTCCCATCACCAGTTGTGTATGTTGTATGATTCTTCTTTGCGTAGGTTGTGATAAACCACTCCAAGTTTCGGAGAGAAATACCACTCGTCTTGTCCAATATAGTTAATAGTGTAGTTCTATTCTTCTCTTCATTATAAAAACTATTGATGGATGTTAGTAGAATATCGGTTTTGCTCATTACCATATTAGATACCCAAATCTCTAAGCCCTGTCCCAGACATACAACCCGGGCAGCATGGGTCATAAACCTTCTCTGGACCATGGGTATGGAGATTTGTACTTGAAAGAGATTTGTTCTGATTTAAGCGCGCTCCTTGCGCCGCATGCCTTGAACAATATCCACCATACATACCCCTAAATGTACATCTCTGACCATTGTTTTTTGTACCCTTACATGTGGTACTAGTATATGTTTCTGGCAAGTCTTTCAAAAGAATATCAAGTGAAATACCATGCTTTTTTGAAAGAACTTCAGCATATTCGTTGAGTACAGAGTTCAAACGATGTTCAACCTCTTCATCAACTAGCTTTGTAATCTTCTCATAGAGACTCATTCTTACTAATACCTTGCTCGTAGTTTTTAAATAAGTCTTCAACTGATTCTTCCTTTTTCATTCTAGCCTCCTTAAGGCGACTTCTAAGGATAGCCAACGTTCCAGTTTCTTCCAATCCAAGACGCTTACATTCAGCAATAAGATCATCTTTCTTCATGGTACTCAAAGCTGGTTCTCTCTTTGGTTTTGGTGGTTTGTGTTGATTGATAATTTCACCAAATATTTCTTCCTTCACATTCTCATACAATGGATCTAATAGGTCACACACTGGATTCAAGAATTTGTTGAGGAAATAATAGTGATAATCAACAGGTACGCCATGCTCCTCTACATATTTTGGATCTTCGGCTTTTTCGTACGCTTTGGCTTTGGCATTCTC